ATCCAAAAACAGAACAATGGGGATATTGTGATCCCTGTGGATATAAACCACCTTTACTTGGTAGACCTTGGGTTTGGGGTGTTACTGATTGTTGGAGTTTAACAAGAGATTGGTATAAAGAAAATTTAGGCATAGATTTAAGAGATTGGGAGAGACCTTTAACACCAGAAGAGTTTTTAAAAGATCCTATGTTTGAACAATGTGCATGGAGAACAGGCTTTAGACAATTAAGACCAGAAGAAAAATTACAAAAAGGAGATTTATTATTTATGTCAATAATGAGTCCAGGTTTAAATCATGTAGCTTTATTTTTAGGAGATGAAATTTTACATCATTTAGCAGATAGACTATCTTGTAGAGAGCCATTATCAGAATGGTTGTTAAAATGTATAGGAGGGAGGTATCGTTATGCTGCGTAAGGTAAAACTGTATGGCGAACTTGCTAAAATTGTTGGTCATAAAGAATTAGAAGCAAAAGTAGATAATATTAGTCAATCTATTAGATTTTTAACATCTAATTTTCCAAAGACAGAAAGATATATAGCAAATAGTAATTTTAAAGTTTTAGTTGGTGATTATCAAATAAGTGAAAAAGAATTAGAAGATCCTATAGGAAAACAGGATTTACATTTTGTACCTGTGATAACTGGTGCTGGAGGTAACTTAGGAAGAACTTTAACTGGTGCAGCCTTAATTGGACTTACATTTGCTACTGGTGGTGCAAGTCTTGGAGCAAATGGTTTAACTTTTAGTACAGGTACTATTTCGGGTATTGGGTCTTATGGTGCTGTAGCTGCTAGTACTGCTGTTTATGTAGGTGCTGCTTTAACTCTTAATGGAGTTGCTGGAATGTTAACACCTACACCCGAATCTCCTGATTTTTCTTCAGAACAAGATCCTAGATTATCTTTTAATTTTTCTGGTACGCAGAATACATCAAGAGCAGGTACTCCCATTCCAATAGTTTATGGTGAAATATTTACAGGAAGTGTTGTAATAAGTGCAGGTGTTGATACTGAACAGGTGAGAGCATGACTAAACCTAAAATTATTAGAGGTGCTGGTGCTCCACCTCCTCCCTCTGCTCCACCCCAACCCACCAGAACTCCTGATACTTTACATAGCAGACAATTTGCTACATTAATGGATTTAATATCAGAGGGGGAGATAGAAGGTTTTGCTTCTGCTTCTAAGGCTGGTCTAACAAAAGGAACAACTGCATATAATAACGCTGCTTTAAAAGATGTATTTTTAAATGATACTGCTATCTTGCAAGCTAGTGCTAACAATTCAAGTCCAGCTACAACTGACTTTAATTTTCAAGATGTAACTTTTGATCCCAGATTTGGAACTTCAGATCAAACTCATATTAATGGAATTGAAAGTAGTGAGTCATTGCAAGCTGTTGGAGTTAATGTAACAAAGGCTTCTCCTGTTACAAGATCAATAACAAATACAGATATTGATGCTGTAAAGGTAACAGTAACTTTTCCTCAAATTCAAGTTGCGACAAGTTCTGGTGATTTATTGGGAAGTTCAGTTAATTTACAGATACAGGTTCAATATAATAGCGGTGGTTTTACTACTTTAATTGATGATACTGTTACAGGAAGAACTGCTGATGCTTACCAAAAAGAATATAGAGTAACTTTAACAGGTGCTTTTCCTGTTGATATAAAAGTTGTAAGAGTAACTGATGACTCGACAGATGCAAGCACAATAAACACTTTTCAATTTACAAGTTTTTCAGAAATTGTTGACGATAAACAAACTTATTTAAATAGTGCCTATGCTTCTTTACGTATAGATTCACAACAGTTCAGTTCTATACCAAAACGTAAATATCGAATAAGAGGAATAAAAGTAAGGATTCCAGGTGCAGGTGCTTCAAGTTCTGGAACTCCAACAGTAGATAGCACAACTGGTCGTATTGTTTATCCCGATGGTTATATATTCAATGGAGTTATGGGTGCAGCTACTTATTGTAACTGTCCTTCGATGATACTATTAGACCTTTTAACTAACACTAGATATGGATTTGGAGATCATATAACAGATAGCAATTTAGATTTATTCTCTTTTGTTACTGTTAGTAAATATGCAAATACATTGGTATCAGATGGTTTTGGAGGACAAGAAGCTAGATTTAGTTGTAATGTAAATATTCAAAATAGTAATGAAGCGTTTGATCTAATAAATGAATTAGCTGGTGTGATGCGTTGTATTCCTATATGGTCTGCTGGATCTATCACTCTTTCTCAAGATAGTCCTAAAGATAGTTCTTATATATTTAGTTTGGCAAATGTAGGAGAAGGTGGTTTTAATTATTCTGGAAGTAGTTTGAGAACAAGACATAGTGTAGTTTCTGTTAGTTACTATAATATGGATTCGCAGGAAGTAGATTTTGAAGTTGTTGAAGATAGTGCATTAATAGCAAAGATAGGAACTGTGGTAAAACAAGTAAAAGCATTTGCTTGTACTTCAAGAGGGCAAGCGAATCGTCTTGCAAAAAATATATTATTTGCAGAAAATAACGAATCAGAAATTGTTAGTTTTACAACATCTCTTGATAGTGGTGCGATATGTAGACCAGGAAGTGTTATTGAAATAAACGATCCAGTGAGAGCAGGGATTCGTAGATCAGGAAGAGTGAACACTGCCACCACAACTCAGATAACAGTAGACGATACAGCTTCTACAGATTTACCAACTACAAATAATCCAACATTAAGCGTTATATTACCCGATGGAACTGTAGAAACTAGAGATGTCTCATCTATCTCAGGTGCAGTTATAACAGTATCTTCTGCTTATTCTGACACTCCAAATGTAAATACAGTCTGGCTATTATCCAATGATACTGTTCAATCTCAAAAATTTAGAGTAGTAACAGTTGAAGAACAAGATGGCATGAATTATGCAGTAACAGCTTTATCTTATGTTTCTGGTAAATATGATTTTATTGAAGATGGTGCATCTCTTCCTGCCAGAAATGTAACTACTTTTATTGGATTAAAAGAACCTCCCGATGCTTTACAGGTAGAAGAAAAAATTGTTGAGATTAATAATCAGGCAATAGCTAAACTTATTATCAGTTGGCAACCTATAACTGGTGTTACACAATATCAAGTTAATTATAGATTTAATAATAGTAACTATATTTCAACAACTGTTTCTAGTCCTGATTTTGAAGTATTAAATACAGAAGTTGGAACGTATGAAATACAGGTATTTAGCTATAATTCCGCTTTACAATTAAGTGCCACTTCCTCTAATGCAACTTTTAATGCCATCGGTAAAACTGCTTTACCTTCTGATGTTCAGAATCTTAGATTAGAACCTATCTCAGATCAGTTGATACGATTACGTTTTGACCAATCGACAGATGTTGACGTAATTCATGGAGGCAACGTAGTTGTCAGACATAGTAACCTTACAAATGGTAATGGTACTTTTACAAATTCCGTTGATTTAATACCAGCTTTACCAGGTAACGTATCAGAAACCATGTTACCTGCCATAGAAGGTGAGTATATTCTTAAATTTAAAGATGATGGAGGTAGGTTAAGTAGTGGTGAAGCCTCTGTTATTGTTACCACTCCCAACCCATTACCTAAACTTTTAGTTTTATCAGATAGAGAAGATACAGACTCGCCACCATTTGCAGGAACAAAATCAGATTGCTTTTTTAGTGATGAATTAAATGGACTTGTTCTTGGATCGACAACAACTTTAGATACTGTCAGTGATTTTGATTTAATTGGAAACTTGGATTTTCTTGGTGCTGTAGATCAATCAGGCGGTACTTATGATTTTGCAGGAATATTAGATTTAGGTGGAACGCAACCATTAAGACTTACGAGACATTTTGTAACACAAGGTTTTTATCCTGCTGATCTTGTAGATAGTAGAACAGGAAATATTGATACATGGACAGATTTTGATGCTGCCACAGCTTTTGATGTAAACGCAAAATTAACTGTTGCTGCGACTACTACTGCTCCTAGTAACGGATCTAGTTATCAAGATTCAGATTTTAGTGGGATTACATTTAATCCTTTTGCTAATGGTACTCACATTGGTAGAGGTTTTAAATTTAGAGCAGAGCTAACGACAAATGACCCTGCTCAGAGCATTGAGATAGATCAGTTAGGTTATACTGCTGAACTGGATCGTAGGGTTGAAACTGTAAACGCAGTAATAGCAAGTGGTACATCAACAAAAGCTGTTACTTTTACAAATACATTTTTTACGGGCACTTCTGAGTTAGGTGGTTCGACATCTGCATATTTACCAACAATCGGTATTGTTATAGAAAATGCACAATCAGGAGATTTCTTTGCTTTATCAAGTATTTCTGGTACTGGTTTTTCTATAGATATAAAAAATGGATCTAGTTTTGTTAATAGGAATTTCAAATATACTGCTGTTGGTTTTGGAAAAGGAAGTTAAGCTATACTTAAAAGAAAAGATGTACTAAACAATGGCTACACATGATTACGTTATAGATAATTCTACGGGAGCTAATGTACGAGCCGATATTAATAACGTATTGTCTGCGATTGTAAGTAATAATTCAAGTTCATCAGAACCTTCTACAAAATATGCGTACCAATGGTGGGCTGATACAACAACAGGTATTTTAAAGATAAGAAATAGTGCAAATAATGGTTGGGTAGAGTTACTTCAGTTAGATGGCACGTTAACTCTTGAGGATGGAAGTGCATCAACACCTGGTTTAGCATTTAGAGATGATTTAAATACAGGTATATTTTCAAGTGCAGCAGACAATTTTGATATTGCTACTGGTGGATCTGTAAGAGCAAATATAAGTTCAACAGGATTAAATGTTACTGGAACAGTTACAGATGATGGGGCGACCCATGATGGAAACGTTGATTTGAATGGAAATATTGATGTCTCTGGTACTTCAACACTAAATGGTGCAACTACTTTTAATGAAGATGTAACTTTTGATGGTGCTACTGCTGGTCGTGATGTTGTTTTTGACAGGTCAGATAATGCTCTTGAATTTGCTGATGATGCAATTTTAAGTATTGGAACTGGTGGCGATTTAACTATTAAACATTCAAGTGGTCAAACGTTTGTAGAAAATAGTACAGGAAATTTAATTTTAAAAGATACATCTGGTTCAATTTATTTACAGTCAACCAATGTAATTATACAAGATGACACTACTAACGAAGATATAGCAAGATTTATTGCTGATGGAGCAGTAGAGTTATACCACGATAATGTTAAGAAGATAGAAACAGCTTCGGGAGGAATATCACTTACAGGAGGAGCAGCAGCTAATATTACAGCACTATCAGACGGAGCAACAATAACAATAGACATGGCAACAGCCTGTCATCATTCTGTAACTCTTGGAGGCAACAGAACCTTTGCTGCACCTAGTAATCAAGTTGTAGGTCAGGCAGGGTCAATATTTATAACTCAAGATGGAAGTGGAAGTCGTACTGCTTCCTTTAATGCAGCTTTTAAATTTGTAGGCGGAACAGCACCAACATTATCAACTGCTGCTGCTGCTGTAGATCGAATAGATTATATAATACTTTCAAGCAATGTTATTCATTGTGCAGTTTCACTGGACGTTAAGTAAATGTCTTTTTATGATGCAATAAGAGTTGGAGCTTCTGGGGCTGCTGCAGATTTTGAAGTTCAACGCAGTTTAAGGTTTAATGATGATGATAGTGCGTATTTAAGTAGAACACCTAGTAGTGCTGGTAATAGAAAAACATTAACTATTTCGTTTTGGGTCAAAAGAGGAAATTTATCGGTTTTAAAGCAGTTAATTGATTCGAGAGCCGATGGTAGTAATAATTCGGAAATAAATTTTAAATCTGATAATGCTATAGATGCAAAAGTAAAGATTGGTGGTTCTAATTATAGACTTACTACCAATAGACTCTTTAGAGATCCTTCTGCTTGGTATCATATAGTGTGGTCTATTGATACTACACAAGCAACATCAACAAACAGATTAAAATTATATATTAATGGGATACAAGAAACATCTTTTTCAACAGCAACTTACCCTTCACAAAATGCAGACACTAATTTTAATAACACAGATGTACATTCAATAGGAAGAAGATCAGTAGAAAATGATAATTATTTTGATGGATATATGGCAGAGATTAATCTTGTAGATGGATTTCAATATGACCCCTCATATTTTGGAGAGACAGACGCAATAACAGGTCAATGGAATCCTAAAAAGTATGTTGGAAGTTATGGCACAAATGGATTTTATTTAAATTTTTCAGATAACTCTGGAACGACAGCAACAACACTTGGCAAGGATTCAAGTGGTAATGGCAACAACTTCACACCAAATAATTTTGTAACTGGTGATTCTGTAAAAGATAGCCCTACAAATAATTTTTGTACTTTAAATGCAAATCAAGGTGTTTATAGTGCTACAGGAACAAATACATATTCAGAAGGAAATTTAAAAGTAGTTACACCAAATAGTGGAACTGGTAATGTCTTTGGAAATATGAGTTTTACAAGTGGCAAATGGTATGCAGAAGCTTATGTATCAGGATATTCTAGTGTAGAACGCTTTATTGTTGGAGCTTCAGGTGGTGTTATAGATACTATCCGTGCTGAACAAAATATTGGTGGAAATGCTGGTGCTATTGATGTTAGTTACTTTGGACAAACTGGGGTAAAGAATATAAGTGGTAGCGAAAGTTCTTATGGAAGCTCATACACAGTTGGAGATATAGTTGGTGTAGCTTTAGACTTAGACAATAGAACAATAAATTTTTATAAAAATAATACTGCACAAGGCACTATTTCTATTGCTTCAACTGGAGATTGGGCTATAGGGACTGGAGACACTTCTGGTGGAGGTGGATCGACTATGGTTATGAATTATGGTCAAGATTCAAGTTTTGCTGGTGCTAAAACAGCACAAGGAAATGC